CGATGGAAATGTAGTTGGTAGTGCGGATTATACTGGTTTAAATATTCCGGTTTTTTCGGGCGCAAGCGAAAAATTAATTTTCGGTTGTTTATTCCCAACATCAGGTTTAAATCCGTTTATTGGAAATATCGATGAAATTAGAATCGTTAATGGAGAATCAAAATGGTCAGGTAATTTTACTCCACCAAATACTGCGTATAGTTTATCTAATGCAATATTATATACTAGTCCATTAATTTTAACAAATAATACAACCATTAAAGCAGTTGGATCATTATATGGATTACCAGTTAGTGATATGGTATCGGGAGTTTATAATATTAAAGTTGGCGATCCAATCATATCATCAGGTGGAACATTTATTAGTACCACTTTGGTATCAGCATATGATAGTCTTCCAAATGCAAAAATGTATTTTACATTAGATGGAACGTCACCAACATCAGCATCTAATTTATATACAACATCAATAATAATAACTTCAAGTACAACAGTTAAAATAATTGGTACGTTATCTGGAATGGATAATAGTAATGTGGTTTCGGGATTTTACAGTATTAGAGTAGCCGATCCAGTTATGTCACATGGAGGAACATTTGTAGGTCAAAAATCAGTAGTAATAACTGACACTACTCCAAATTCTAACATTTATTACACTAATAATGGTGGAACACCAACATCAGCATCTACTTTATATACACATAGTATTTCATTGTCAACAAGCGGAACTTATGTAATTAAATCAATTGGAATTAAAAATGGATGCATAGATAGTAACATTTCTTCGGCAACATATAGAATTTTACCTACATCTGGTACAGCAGGTGGAACAAATATTGGGTGTACTTTTGCGGATCAATCTGTTAATATAGTAAATATAAATGATGATGATATAGCCATAGTCTGGTTAGATGCATCAAATAACTTAAGAGTTTCAAGAAAATATATATCACCATCTGATAATATTATAGGAACTGATGCAACGATAATCTCATAAGGAGAATAAGATGAATATAACAGCAACATTAAACAATGGTCAAACAGTCAACATAGTTGCAATAAATGTAAATGGTAGTTCTATTTATATTTCATATGTTGATGGCGATAGTAATTTAAGAACTACTCAAGAGTTCTTATTATCGGCAGGATATATAGGAACCATAATTGCAACAAACGCAACTATTATAAGCTAATATATGGAGAAAAAATGAATTTACTAGAACAAGCAAATTATTTTTTAGATGAAGATTCAATTACATCTGATGATGTATTACAAACTGATCCTAACGATTCGGCAAATACGGATAGGGATAGATTAATAGCTATTGGACTTCAAATTAAAAAAGTTAGAGAGCAAATGGCTGAACTTAAGAAAAGGGCGCAAAAAATTAGAAAACCTAATTTAAGAAAATTTGAAATAGCAAAAGTTAAAGTATTACAAGATAGATTAAATGATTTACAATTACGTCAAAAAGATATTAATTCATCTTATGAATTCGATGATCCTGAACTTTTTGAAGATGAAAAAAAACTTGTAAGTGCTTTAAAAAATATGGGTGTAAGTGAAAAGAAAGCAAAAAGTGTTGCCACAAAAGCAGTAAAAGCAAAAGAGGAAAATCCAAAATATAAACATAAATCAAAAGAAGATAAAGCTAAAATTGCTTTGGGTATTGCTAAAAAAATGGCAGGAGTGAATGAGGATGGTGCTTCAGGTGGAATTCCCGCCGCTGTACCACAAACAGGTGGTGGAATGGCGGGAAGTGCATTAAATACCACAACTTCAATCGGTGGAAAATTCTATGCACCAATTATGCCAATTCAATCTCACCAAGAAGAATTTAAAGAAAAGAAAAAGAAAAAGAAAAAGTCAAGAAGAGTAAAAGAATCGGTTACAGAATATATTGATAACTTGTTTAATGAATAAGGAGTAAATCATATGGCAGGTGGATTTGATCTATCGAAAATTTTCCAGTTTAACAGATGGGCAAAGATTTTTAGAGCTACTAGACCTGAAGAAGAAGCAGTTAAAGATAAACAAGAAATTGCTAATTCAGTTGGTGTTAGCCAAGAACAAGTTGATTTATATAATTATATTAATTACGATTATCTTATGAGTCCCGGTTCCGCAGTTACTTACATTGGTATTGCATTTGAACAATATTTTGCAAATAAGCAAGGAAGAATACAAAAGTATAGAGAAATGGCTTTGTATTCAGAAGTTGCCGATGGTCTTGATCAAGTTTGCGATGAAGCTATTGTCGCAGATAAATCAGGCGAAGTGGTAACACTTGAAATTAATGAAGAAATGCCAACACATATCGAAGAAGAAATAAGAAAGATTTGGGATTACCTTCTTGTTGATGTTTTTTCATTTAAAGAAAGAGGATGGGATTTATTTAGAAAATGGCTTACTGAAGCAGAATTATATGTCGAATTAATCCTTAATGATGAAGGTAATAATATAGTAGGAATTAAAATTCTCCCTTCTCACACTTTAATGCCCATTTATGAAGAGAATAAAATAGTCGGTTATATGCAAACCAAAGTTGGTAACCCAACATCTCAAGATGTTAGATTACAACAGCAAGGTAGCATAGTATTTGATAAAGATCAAGTAGCATATTCAAATTATGGTATTTATGGTGCGAATTTCTTGGATGTTAGAGGTTATCTAGAATCAGCTATCAGAATATATAATCAATTAAAGAACATGGAAGATGCTCTTGTTGTTTATCGTTTGGTTCGTGCGCCTGAAAGAAGAGTATGGAATATCGCAATCGGAAGAATGCCAAAAGGTAAAGCTGAAGAGTATGTAAGAGGATTAATACAAAGATATAAGAAAAAGATTATTTATAATGCAGATACAGGTGAAGTAGATAGTACACAGAATGTACAATCATTAACCGAAGACTTTTGGTTCACAAGAAATGAAAATGGTGAAGGAACCACCGTTGAGACAATTGGTGGTGCGATGAATCTTGGCGAACTTAATGATATAAATTATTTTCTTCAGAAGCTTTATAAGACTTTAAAGCTTCCGAAGTCGAGATGGGATGATTCTACACCGGGAAGTTATTCAAGTGGTAAATCTGGTGAAATTCTCCGTGAAGAACTTAAATTTGGAAGATTTGTAGAGAGACTTCAGAATAGATTCAAATACATTCTTTTAAACCCATTTTTAACATTATTAAGACTTAAAGGTATTGATGATAGATATATCGATGAAAATATCTTTAATATTAAATTTACAAGAGCAAATTTATTTAAAGAATATAGAGAGATGGAATTGACAGAAGCAAGGTTAGCAATCCTTCAAACTGTTGATCCATTTATATTTAATAAGACAGAAAATCCAAAAGGTGTATTCTCAAGAGAATTTGCAATGAAGCATTTCGTTTTAATTACAGATGAAGAATGGAATACAAATGCAGAATTACTTGAAAAAGAAATAGCACAAAGTCCTGCGGTAGAACAGCCGGGAAGTGCAGGAGCCGAAGCAGGATTTGGTGGAGAAGAAGCAGGTGGAGCCGAAGCAGGATTAGGTGGTGGTGGTATGGGCGGTGGTGGTTTTGGTGGATTAGGTGGTGGAGCCGAAGCAGGTGGAATGGAAGCAGGAGCCGCACCAGAAGCAGGTGGAGCCGAAGCAGGAGCCGCACCCGCACCAGAAGCAGGTGGTGGAGCCGCACCAGTTCCCGCAGTTCCAGAATCAGTAATGCGTAAGAAAACTGGTGGTAAAACTACCAATAATTTATTCGAAAGTTGGCAATTAGAAGACTCAACCATTAAGAATAGATTTAAAAATATAAGAAACATATTATAACTTTAAGTTAAATAAAATTATAAATATAAACAAGGTATGTATCTAAATGAGTTTTATAGAATTTTTGGAAAATAAAAATAGAAACTTAAGTGATATATACGAAAAAGGTTATAATGATGCCGAATTTGGGTCTAGAAGTATAGATTCAAAATGGTCAAAAGAAGAACGTATAGCTTGGGAAAAAGGCTATAAAGATGGTAAAAGTAAACTTCGTAGGAATATTTATATAAGTCAAATGTTACCAAAGGGAGATTTAACATGAGTTTTAAAAAATATTTAAATGAAATGGTGGATTCAAAAGAATTATTAGAATTGGTAGATTCGTTACATGATGCATTTCGTAAGTCCGAACAAGTAACAAATACAATAATTAATTTAATACGAAAAGATGATAAACTTATGGATAAAGTTAAATTATCAATTAAAAATAATTTTCAGGATTGGCCTCAGAATTGTAAAGAAAATTTAGATGAATGTTCAGTCGAACAAATATACGATTTAATGACATATGTATTAAGAGCTTATTATTAATTTAAAAAGGAGAGAGTTTATTATGGATTCAATTATTAAAAGAGTGCTTAAAGATGAGTGGGATAGTGTTCAGGAAGATATCGAGAAGATGGCGGCGGCTAAAGTTATGGATAAGATCAATGATAAGAAAATTGAAATCCTTGCCGATCTTAATGGTACTACAGTCGATAAAATTAAAGAATTAACTACCAAAACAGTAGAAGAACCTACTAAGGTAGAGCCAGAACCAACTCAGGTAGAAGAACCTGCTAAAGCATAATAGGGAGTAAAAATGAAACTTATACGCGAATTTATTGATCTAAAAGATTTAGAGATTATTAAAGAAGATGCCGAAGTTGATGGCGTTAAAAAGAAAGTTTTTAAACTTAAAGGCATTATGCTTCAGGCAGAATGTAAAAACCGTAATGGTAGAATATATCCTAAATCTATTATCGAAAGAGAAGTTGGAAAGTATGTAACCGATAAGATTGGCAAAAGACAATCAGTAGGTACACTTGATCATGGTGATACGCCAAACATCGATTTAGATAGAATTTCACACGTTATTGAAGTTCTTAAGATGGAAGGTAATAATGGTATAGGTTGTGCAAGACTTATTGATACACCATGCGGTAGAATAGCCAAGACTCTTGTAGAAGAGGGTATTGTTCTTGGAATGTCAACTAGAGGCGTAGGCTCATTAGAAAATGATAAAGTCAAAGACGATTTCCAACTTATTTCAATCGACTTGGTAAATAACCCATCAGCACCACAGGCTTTCGTAGAATCCGTATTGGAAGCCAAAGATTGGATACTTCAGGGTGAAAAGTGGATTGAAGTATGTAAAGATGGTGTTTGTAAGTTAGTAAAGGAAGAAACTGTAAAAGAGGATTGTAAGTGTAAAGATAAAGAAATTAAGGAAGTAGTTCAAAAGACCGATGTTGTTGAAACAGCTATTAATGAAATGGAAGAAAAGGTACAACGTAATGGCTTATCAAAACACGCTTTAGAATATATGCTTGAATTTGTTAATAAGATCAATGGTAAAAAGTAATTGAAAAATAATAAGATAAGTGTTAAAAAAATCGTTTAAAGAAATTTTGTTAAATTTAGTAGATAAAATTATAAATATTTAATGGTTATTCCTATAAGGGAGGAAAATAATATGAGCGATACCAAAAAGAAAATTACTGATAAGATTAAGGAGATGCTTTCTCCATCCGATCTTAAAGTATTCGAAGATGCAGTCGAAAAGCTTGTAGACAAACGAGTTGCTTTAAAAGAAGAAGAGCTTAAGAATAAGTATGATACCCTTGCAGAAGAGTATTGCACTAAGAAGATCGCAGAAGAGACAGAGAAGGCAAAGGCCACTCTTATCGAAGGTTATGACGAGAAGCTTAACAATCTTGAGAAGAAGATTGTTGGTAAGCTTGACAGTTACATCGATCATATGATTGCTGAACAGATTTCCGATGAAACCCTTAAGAAGATTGCAATTAATGAAGTTGCATATCCGCTTGTTCAGGGTATGAAGAAATTGTTCGCGGAAAATTATGTAGAGCTTGATTCACAGGGAACCGTTCTACTTAAGCAGAAAGATGAGAAGATTAAAGAACTTGAAGAGAAGGTAGCAAGCTTCTCCAAGAAAGTTGTCGAGTCAGAAGAGAGATTAGAGAAGTCAGCATCATTCTTGCTTATCTCTGAAAAGACTGATGGTTTAACCGATACTCAGAAGCAGAGAGTAGTCAAGATGTTTAAGAATAAGAAATTTGATGAGATTAAAGAAAATATCGATGAATTCATTTCCATGATTAAAGAATCAAATGGTGAAAGAGTCGAAGTTGCGGAATCAAAGAAAGCTGATTCAAAGTCAATAGATTCAGTTCTTACTGAAGCCGCCGCAAGTGAACCAACAAAAGAGAAGAAAGTAATTAAGGAAGATACTTTTGCGGGTTATGCCGAAAAGTATATGGATTAATTAAATAGAGAATTCGTGTCAAACTATACAGGAGGAAAAGGATTATGCAGAACAAAAAAGATTTAGTAAAGAAATGGGAGAGCATCGAAGGTAAAATGTCTGTTAAGGACATTAAAGATGTTCACCTTAAAGAGAACCTTTCGGTTCTTCTTGAGAACCAAGAGAATAAGGATTTCTCAGGTGAGATGCTTACCGAAGCTACCAATGGTGCCATCAATACTGGTACTCTTGGAGGTTTCACAGGTGGAGTAGCGGATGCCGATTCATGGAAGTTCAGACCAATTGCATTAGCACTTGTTCGTAGAACATTCCCTGACTTGTTTGCTAATAAGATCGTTGGTGTTCAGGCTATGTCAACACCAGTAGGTCTTGCGTATGCTCTTAGAGCTATCTATGCAGACGGTAATGGTAATGAAGCGGCTTGGGATTTGGTTGACTACTACGGTGGTTATACAGGTTCACAGCATGGCTCATCAGCTATTCTTCAGGGCAATGGAGATAATACTTCTGCTTCTGACGGAATAAAGGATACTTCAGGTTCAGGTGCAGATACAAGTGCCGCTGAAGGTTGGACAATTTCTGGTGGTTGTAACATCCTTACATCAGGTACAACTTATCCTGATGGTTGCGATGCATGGCCTCAGTTGAAGATGAGAATCGATCAGGTCGCTATTACTGCGAAGACTCGTAAGTTAGCGGCAAGCTTCAGCTTAGAAGCCGCGCAAGACGTTAAGGCTATGCAAGGTCTTGATATCGAGCGTGAAATGGTTAACTTCCTTCAGTATGAAGTTACAGCAGAACTTGACCGTGAACTTCTTGCGAGAGTTAAAGAAGCTTCAGTTGATACAAACAATGGTGGAGAAATCATCCAAGCTATAGACCTTACAGGTTGGAATGGTCAGACTGTTAATGGTATCGATGGTCGTTGGAGTGGTGAAAAATATATGAATATTATCGCCTCTATCATCTATCAGAGCAACAAGATCGCCATTAAGACTCGTAGAGGGCCGGGAAACTTTGTAGTTGTTAGCCCATCTATCGCTACAGCACTTCAGGCCGCAGGTCACCAGTTCGTTCAGTACACACAGAATGTTAACCCAACAACCGTTATGGCGGCTATTGGTAAACTTAATGGTACTATGGATGTATACAGAGATCAGTATGCAAGATCAGAGTATGCACTTGTCGGTTACAAGGGGCCGGGAATCTCCGACTGCGGAGTTATCTTTAGCCCTTATATCATGGGATTGACACAGAGAGCTATCAGCCCATCTGACTTCAGCCCAAGAATCGGTGTTATGGCTCGTTATGCTATCACCAACACATTGCTTGGTGCGGGTCGTTACTACAGATTGCTTCCTTTCTACAATGTCAACAAGCTTATTGCAGGCGCAAGCCTTTAATAGCTAACTGACAGTTAGGTGAATAAAGGGGATGAATCGAAAGGTTCATCCCTTTTTTATTTCTATCCCCTTAGTAAATAAAATTATAAATACTGTTGTATAGTATGAAAACTTAGAAAAGGAGTTTATATGATAGTTGTTAATGTGGCAGGGTTTCCATTTAAGATTGAAAAGAATGGTTTTAAAACAATTATACCGTATAATGGTAGACCATTTGAAATTCCTGATTTTTTTGCTACTGAAACTTTTGATGGGATGCTTAAAGTTTTAAGACCACCACAACCTAAAGTTCAGCCAATAGTTCAACCTGTGGTAACACCACAGCCAGTTAAAAAAGAAGAACCAAAGATAATTGAAATTAATTTAGAAGAGGAAATTAAAGAAACTAAAGAAGAACTTAAAGAAATAGAAAGCACAAAACCACAACTTAGGGGTATTAAATTAGACCCCGAAAAAAGAAAACAATTAAAGAAAACTGGTAAACCAATACCACAAAATAATAAAGAAAATAGAGAGAAAAGAAAGTTAGAAAAGCAACTTAAAGAAACAACTTTAAGTGTACCATCAGGAGAATAAAATGGCAATAACTAGTATTACTGATTGGGATGGAATGCGCCACTATATAGTCACTAAATTGGGTGCGCCAGTTATTAATGTTGAATTATCAGAAGAACAAATTGACTTGGCTATAGAAGATACAATTAGAGATTTTTGGACATATAATACTGGTCGCGGTCATTATATGGATTATATTGTTTTTCAAACTTCATGTGGTGTTTCAGAATATCCAATGTCAGCAATAAGAGATTTAAAAACAAGTGCAGTATATGATGATATAGAATCAATTTATGATTTCTCTGTTAGAGAAGGATTAGATGGTCTTAATACATTGTTTAGCCCTCAACATATCTTGCTATATGATCAATATGTAACGCAGGGAGGATACCCCGGTGGGCCAACTGATAATGCGGGTATTGGATTAACATTGACCAATTATTATACATCAATGATGTATATTAATATGATTAGAGAATCATTTGGTAAATGGTATACAGCTACTTGGATTCCCGGTAAAAACATAATGAAGATAGTACCAACTCCTGATACTTGTGTTTTGGGTTGCATAGTAGTATATAGAAGACAATTAGCTACAGATTTATTTAATGATCCATTAATTAGAAAATTGGCTTTAGCAAAAGCTAAAATACAATGGGGTAGACATTTAACAAAATATACTGGAAATTTACCAGATGGATTGAATATTAATGGTGATGCAATCATGACAGAAGGTAAGGAAGAGGAAGAAAAATATTTACAATGGATGAGACAAGAGAGCCATCCCACGGACTTCTGGATAGCCTAACCTATGGATTTATAACAAGTTATGAAAAAAATAACTAAAGAAATTTTTATAGAAAGGGCAAGTCAAATTCATAATAATGAATATGATTATAGTCTAGTTAATTATGATGGTAATGATGTTAAAGTAAAAATTATTTGTGCAATGCATGGTATCTTTGAACAAACACCACATTCGCATTTAGCAGGTACAGGATGTAAAAAATGTCATTATAATAAGTTATCAAATTTATTAAAGAAATCGAATGAAGATTTTATAACAGAAGCAAATATAGTTCATAATAACAAATATGATTATAGTAAGTATAAATATATTAATAGCAATATTGATGGATGTATCATATGTCATAGGTTAGATAAAAATGAAATAGAACATGGAGAATTTTGGCAAAATGCAAATAAACATTTAATAAAACATGGTTGTCCAAAATGTGCCAGAGAAAGAAATGATGAAGCTAATGACAGAAGAAATAAAAAATGTAAAGAAAATTTTATAGAAATAGCAAATAAGGTTCATAATAACAGATTTATTTATTTGGATGAATATGTAGGTTCTTTCAAAAAAATGAAAATACAATGTAAAGAATGTAAAACTATATTTTATCAAACTCCTGCTAATCATAAATTTGGAGCAGGATGTCCAAATTGTAAAAGATCAAAATCAGAAAAATATATAGAAGATATTTTAAAAAATAGAAATATTAATTATATTTCAGAATATACTTTTAATGATTGTAAAGGAAAGAAAAGGCTTTTACCATTTGATTTTTATTTACCGGAAAAGAATATAATTATAGAATATCAAGGCGAACAACATTATAAACCAGTTTATTTTAATGGTTGTAAAGATGAGAAAAAAGTAATAGAAGGTTATGAAAGTATAAAAAGAACTGATAAAATTAAAAAAGAATATTGCGCCAATAACAATATAAAGTTAATAGAAATTTCATATAAGGATCATAATAATATAAATAACATTATGGAGGATATATTATGTCAATATTAGATTTATTACAAGAAGAAGTCGATAATACAGATGTTAATGCAGGAGAGCAAAAGAAGCAACAGGAATTGGAAAAGGATAAGGAAGTTATTAATGTTTTGAAATCTGATCCTGATTCTGCAACTCTTATTAATGAAGATTATTTAACCGAAGCAGAGAAGAAAAAGAGTGCAAAGGTTAGAAACAAACCAAGTCCTATTTTCGATGCCAAGAGTCCAAAAGTAAGCGATGATAAAGATCATTTCCCGATTGGCACTATAAATCAGGCACGAAATGCTCTTGCACGTTGTCAACAGTATGATTCAGTACCACCTTGGTATAAAGGTACATTAAAGCAGTTACATGCGGCAGTTTCAAGAGCCGTACATGCTAAGTATCCAAGTATCGATGTTGGCGGTAAAGATAAGGAATAAAATGTCATTTTTTGAATATTTATCAGAGATACAAGAAACCATGACCATATCACAAAAAGTGAATACGGTCATGGATGATCTTGAAAATGTTATGAAATCTATTAATGATTTAGAAGAATATTTAAATGGTGATGAAGTTAGAAGAATGACAGGAAGTAATAATATTGGTAATATCGGAAACATGGGAGCCAATATTAAAAATGTAAAAACACATGTTGAAAGTATAGTTAAAGAATTGCAAACAATGCAGAGTTCATTAGGATTATCAACTAATCAACAGGTAGTTAATTAACATGAATCCAAGATTAATAAAAGAAGCTAATATGTGGTTAGGTGAAGAATATCTAACAGAAGAACAAATTAATGAAGGTATTAAAGAAATATTTAATTCTATTAAAGATAAATTAAAAGATACTTTTAATACAGTTAAAAGTAATGCTAAGAAATTAATGGATAGAATTAAAGATTCTTCTGAAATGTTAGCTATTAAAGCATTAAATTCTATAAGCGCAATTAAAGATTATATTAACAATCATCCTAAATTGGTATGGTTAGTTATAGGAGCTATAATAGCAGGAGTTTTAATATTTCCTGCAACTGCACATGCGGCTGTTGCATCACCAAATGAACTTAAAGATTTGGCAGGTTCATTACCTAATGTTGTAGATTTAACAGGAACAGCAAATCAGTTGCATTTAAGTGTAAATACCAATTCTCCTGAATTTCATGATTTTTTATTAAAATTTGGAAAAATAACATTAGAAGGAAATAATTTAAGTCCCGGTGGATTAATGGATGATATGTATAAAAATGTAGGTAATGAGTTTTTATCAAAAAATGACGCATTTAAACAATTAATGTCATTACAAGATCATGCTAAAGCAGAAGAAATATATAAAGATATATTTACACATTTGGCTAATGCTATTGCTAGAAAATTAATATAAGGAAATTAAAATGTCATTTAAGGATTATTTAAAAGATGAAATAGATTGGGATTTTCAACCAAAATCTTCTATGGTTGATTATGAAGAACCAGAACAAACAATGTATGTCAAGATAGCAAATCTTATAGTGCATGATGATGAAATGATACAACTTATGAAACATGAAGGTTTAACAATAATTGAAGATTATCGTGAAGCTACAGAAAAATTTAAAGATTTTGTTATTAGGCATTTAGATGAAATTAAACAAAAATTTCATGTTGATGTTACCGAAGATGAAATAGAAAAAGAATGGAAGGAGCTTAAATATGGCTTTTAAAGATTATTTAAGAGAAATCGAAGAAGAAAAAGATGATGATGTAGATCAAAAAATTATAGATTTTTTTATTGAAAATCCTAATCCTGAAGATGATAAAGTACACGCTTTAGCTAAAGAATTAGGCATGGAACCAGATGAATTTGAAGCAAAAATATATGCCATTCTTTCATCATTTTTATCAGAAGGTAACACAAAAGGTAAGAAAAATGATGTTGATGAAAATGAATTAAAAATGGGAATCGAAGTCGAAAAAGAACATACAAGTTCACCAATTATAGCTGAAAAAATTGCAAGAGATCATTTGGATGAAATTGCAGATTATTACACTAGACTTAAAAAAATGGAATCTGAAGCCGAATCAAAAGGAGAATAACATGGGTATTTTTAATGAAATTGACACAGTATTGGAAGAGAACACCGAGTTGTTGCTTGAAGCATCAAACGAAGAAGTTGTAAAGAAATTTCTTTATGATGATTACGCAAAGACTAGAGAAGAGTTCCCTAACCCTCAAAAATGGTCAAAAATTTGGGGTTCAGCTAATGTTAAAATTAATGTTGTAGGTGGTGATAAAGACGGTAAAGGGGCTAAAGGTTATGCCCTCACCATGTATGCTACCCCTGTGTTATTCAAGGATAATGATGGTGGTATTTATTATAATAAAGACGGTAAGGGAACCACCTATACTAAACTTTATGGCTTGATTGATGGTATCCTTAAAAACCCACCAACTGAAGAAGAACATAAGGCAAAATGGGAAGAAATGAAGGATAGTGTTAGAGAAGTCGATGAAGATGCTATGGAAAAATTAGTCGGTGGTGAAAAGATAGATGAACCTGAAGAAGCTCCTGAAGAGACTCCTGAAGAGGGTGAAGGTGAAGAATTACCACCACCTGAAGGTGAACCTGAAGAGGGCGAAAGCGAAGAAGCATTACCTCCACCACCTGAAAATCCTGAACCTGAAGAGACAGAAGAACTTCCACCACCTGAAGAGGGTGAAGAAGAGGAAGTACCAGAAGATAAAAAGAAAAAGAAATAATTGGGGTAAATTATCGAAACCTACTATTATCCAAAAACCATTGAGAACATTATAGTTGCTCTCATTGACATGTTTGATGATGTAGTAATATACAAATATGATTCTTCAGGTGTTTCCGCAGAGCAATGTTTTGTTCCTATAACTTTCGGCCCTATTGAAAAAGCGGAACAAAAAAGAACTGAAAATCACTATTTTGATACTACTGCAACTGATATTAATAGTTATACTCAAGTAACGGAGAATAACGTAAATTATTATATATCATTGCCAAGAATGGCATTGATATTAAATTCTATCGATTATAATGCTGAAAGAGCATATGGTGTTAATGAATGGAGATATTGGTTAAAAGAAAGTCTTGATTTAAGCGGAGTAAATGTAGATCAGGTATTTGCTGATTATCAGCCAACCCCATATGATTTAAATTTTACCCTTCATGTTTATACAGATTCGATGAGTTATTTCGCACAATTGATGGAAAATATTCTACCATATTTTAATCCAAAATTATTTTTAAGAGTCAAAGAATTTTCATTCTTAAATATAGATAGAGATTTACCAGTATCACTTACAAATGTTACTCCTGATTTTATCGATGATATAGATGCTAATGGAAAAAGATATGTAAATGCAACAATAGGATTTAAAGTAGAAGCATTTTTATACAGACCGTGGACAACCAGTAAAATTATTAAAGTTATCAATACTAGATATTTTGTCAATACCGTTACAATTCCTACAAGTGCAACATCTGCATTTACTGATGGCGCAATATTAGTTGAAGGATTCAGCACTTCGGGATATGCCACATCGGGAGGACAAATGGATGTTTCGGCTACTCCACCAACATCATATAATTTTAGTGGAACATACAATGCTGATAATAAAGAGTTTAATTGGTATAAAGATGTAATCACGCCTTAAAGGAGTTTATATGAATAGTGAAATGGAAGGTGCATTTGCGGGTTTAACAAGTGCATTTAATACGAAATTTGAGATGGAAAAAAAAGATGAAATGCCGCTGATGGAACAAGTAAAAAATCAATTACAAATCATCGAAGAGAAGAAAAATGAAATTGTCATGCATAAAAAAGAATTGGCAATCGAAGACCAATGCTTTCTTAATACTGAATTAAAAACACTAATTTTAAGCGCAAAAGCAATGGTTAATA